CGTCCTGCAGCTTCTGCATCTGCCCTACGTTGTACGTGTGCGGCTGCTGCTGCATCAAGTTTAGGATCAGGCTTAGGTGTTACACCCCTAGCCATGTCAAGCATAGTACCTGGGCTAGTAGAAGCTGCTTCCTTAGCTAAATTCTTTTCATTGACAATATCTTTGAATTTCATTTTCTAGATCCCTGTGTAGTATCTATCTTGTTTTCTATTCTAGCTAAACTAGTTTTCAAATCGGTTAATTTCTCATCCATTGCCTGAGCTTTTACATTAGTGATTTCTATTTTTTTATCAAGTTGTGCCATTGAAGAACTGATAGTGATGTATCCTGTACCTCCTAGGCTACAGGCTCCAACGATTATCCATGTCAATTGACTAGTACTAAAATCGATCATTTTATTTTCTTGCCCCGGTTGATGGTTTAGGAGGAACTTTAACTTTACTCATCGGACTAAGTGTATTGATTCCTTCTTTTGACTTGTTAGGTATAGTTGGAGTTTTCTGTGCTGCGTATTGTATATCAATGCTTGGTTCTTTTTTAACTACTTTGTCCAAATATTGATTACCGTATTCTTTACTTGCTTTTTTAGCTTCTGCATCAACTTCATCCATATCAGAATTAACTAATAATGGCTTAGGTTGATTAGCATATTGATCGTTTTCTGCATTAATGCTGTCATCGTATTGACTAGTAAAAACACGAACTGTGCTGATTTGCTTACCCAATAATTGAGCAATCTGCTGAATCTGTGGTTCTGTAGCTGGATACTTAAACTCAGCCTTGAATATATGAACTGATTCGTTTTCTAAATCAGGAAAGCCATCTGGGCTTTTCATAATAGGTGTGATTTTAGGATCGCTGATGCTAACAGGATCAAACTTGCTTAGATTGTACTTGAACATGTCAACAAAGTTCTTGTCAACGTCACCTGCTACCTTAATGGTATAAGTGTAAGTTCTAGCACTTTCAGTTAAATATTGGCGAAAGGTTTTCATAGATATATTCCTATTAATATTATTTATCTTTATCGGTGTTTTTATTCAAAAGGGCCTTAAGTAGTTCATTTCGATCAAGTACACTGCCCTCACCTATTGGGGTAGCATTTATCTCTTTCACATTAGCGGCTTCTTTTTGGTCCAAAGATGCTTTCTTTAATTGAAGTTCTATCATCTTCAATTTCTTGTTCATCTTCGCTGTTTTTGCAGTAATCGCATGGCCTAGCATAGTTCCTGCAACATTGAAAATCTCACTAGCATATCTACTATCCACTTGCATACCCAAATCAATCAAATCTTTATAACTGTCTGTAGCCATTGTTGCCAATTCATCCATTTCTACATCACTAGCTTCAAGACCCCTGACTTGAGGTAATGCATTTTCTATCTTTTCTAAATTGGAATATGCAGAAGTGGTTATCTCTTCGGGTGATATAATTGGGATATCTTCAGTTGGTTCTTCTACTGAAAGAGCAAACAATTCGCTTAGTTTCTTAGTCATATACTACCTTGTAATAGTAGTATTTATTTACCTTTTCGACCGTTGTAAAATAGAGCATCTTCAGTTATTACCCTAAAGGTAATACCCTGTGACTTGCAGTATGCTTGGGCTGCTGCCCATTTAGCTTGATTGATCGCTACTACTGCTCTGTCTCTTGCACTTGCTACCCTACTCTCAATTAGACTTTGTTTTTTGGGCTTAATCTCTATTATCTCAGCGTGAGTTTGACCGTACTTGTTCTCATACATAATAAAGAAATCAGGTACATATGTAGTAACTTTACCAGTGAATGGATGACGATAGGGAATGCGAATTGATTCGCTTGCCCATTTTATTACACTTTTATTATTATCACAAAATTGCATAAAAGTAAATTCCCATCCTGAGCGATATTTAGGTTTGTGATTACCTATATATTTGTCAGGATTTTTTACTTCAAATATACCCTGTGCATAATTTGGCATTATATTACAATGTTACGTTGAATATGTTGATTAGGTATGGGGCTGACACTGATCCCGTATAGTGCTGTTTTAGTTTTAACACCATTCAAATAGTAAGCCATAAGAGCATTAACTTCAAGCTTAGATTTACCTTTAATATAATCTAGAATTTCAAATGATTTCTTATCAGTAAGTGATGCGATTCTAAAAATAAAAATTGAGAAATTATTAGCTATGTTGTTACTTCCTGTTAGATCAGCAAAATAACTATGAACAATTTCATATTCACTGGCGTTTATAACTAACTCTGTGTTATAAAAACTATCAAATATTTTAACTGTATTATCTAGAGACGATTTTGGTTCATCTAGAGAAATTCCCATTACTTTACTCATTTTTTGAAGTTCGTTTTAGTTAAATCAGGTATTGTAAAACTAAAAGGTGAGTTTTTATTACTAGTAGTACCGGTAGTAACTTCACCCATTATATCACCTTTAATAATTTCTTTTACGCTTTGATTTTTAAAGGTGTTAAATGTTCTTCCTGCTGTTTGTACTGCAGCCGCGTAATTTCCCCTTTCGATGTCTTGTAGTATTCCACCTGCTGCATCTACAAGTCCGCCTTGTCCTAATATAGTAGCATTACTACCGGGTCTTGAAATGGGACTCAATGTTGTATCATAATGAGCTTTAGTACCAAAGTCGTCTGCTACTGCATTGGCTGAGCTTGATGCATTTGTAATAGCTCCGCCGTCAATTGCACCATCATAGTATTTGACAGTTTCGAACGCCAATGTCATGGTATTTTCCATTATACCATTACCTTGTGAATAATCATACGTATCATGTTTAAAACTAGTAATAATTGGATTAACTAACTGATACATTACAAAATTATGCTGATTAAAACCATAGATATTAATACAATCAAAGAAAGGTGCCTTACCTGGCATTAATGAACTTGTGGGTTGATCTAATACTTTCTCACCCATAAATCCCCAATCGTTTTGATCAATGACAGGATCATACGTATTACGCCTAAAATCAAATTTCTGAGGTTGTGTTGAATTATTTCCTGGTGCCTTCATACTAGTGGTAGTATTGAATTTAGTAGCATCTTTATAATGATAGGTATAATAATTATACCACATTTGACGTATTAAATTAGCATTGTCATCATGAAATGAAATTGATATATCGTCATATTTTATTTTTGTCTGCACAATTCTTTTACGATTATATTGATTCATCGTATGCGTATCAAAAGTAAAACTTGGTAATTGAACTTTTTTAACTAACAATCCAAACTGCGCATCTGTGGGGAACGCAGCTTTCATTGGATCAATGTATTCTTTGTTTATCTTAAAATAAACATGGAAAAGAAATTTAAATTTAGGACTATATGCATAACCATCAGTCCTAAAAGTTTTAGAGGCATGCTGAAAATCTCTTAGATAATCATTGCCGAAGAACCCTTTAGCTATGCTTTTCGCAAAACCGCTAACTGATTCTCCGGTTAAATCTTGAAAAAATCCAGCCATTTAATTAACGACCGATACCTGTTATAGTAGTACCACCAAATGCACGACCAACTTGTACACCAAGACCAGAAGAAAGTGGGCTTTGAACTGCATTATCAAAGCGAACTGTCAATGATACTGTTACTGGCTCATTTGTACCGTAGTTTAGTGTATTGTAGTTTACAGTTTGTAAGAAGCAGCCATATAGTTCCCATGTCTCTAATACGTTAGGTGTTAATGTACCATTACCACCATCTAGTATTTCATAGTTCATTTGGAATTTATAATCTTGACCTGTTGCAGCACTTGCTTGCTCAACAAAGTCCATTTGCTTCTGTAGTTGTTGTCCTACTAATTTTGACACGCTTCCCGCAGCATCGTCACGTAGATTAATGGTAGTTGCCTGCCACTCATGCTTACCTGCCAAGTATAACTTTGAGTTATAAATGTCGATAGGTATCTCAGTGAATGATACTTGAGGTCTAGCAATGTCTATGACCTGTTTTGTTAGTTCTTGAGTAGAACCACCGACCCCAAAGTTTAAGAACAATGCACGAAAACGGTATTGTAACTTTGGCATCAATAAACCTTGGGAGCTAGCTGATGTGTCAGCTCCTACGGTCATATTGAACAGTGATTGTGATGCTGTTGCCATTTGTGTTTCTCCTTAATATTATTTATCTGTAAAAATATCCAGTTATTATCCAAACACCTTGCTACCTAATGCTGCAATTTCACCGGTGTTCAGGATACGTACAGGGATATAGATAAATTCAGCTGCCTTAACTGGTTCGATTGCTATATCGATCCATAATTCGTTTCTATCAATTCTAGCGGGTGTGTTATTTGAACTATCACAAACAACTAGATAGTCGTATAATCCACGCTTAGAAACTAAATCAACGAATAATGTTTGTACAACACCTGCTATTTGACTACGTGTTAATGCATCATTAGGTTCAAAAATGAACGGACGGGATACAACTTGTAGACGTTCACGTATATAGCAGACTAAACGTGCTACATTGATGCGATCTAATGCACTCATAGTATCTTTACTATTCTTATTACCGTAGTTTAGTAATCCAACACCAGTGAAATACGCAAGTGGGTTGATTTGATTTGAGTACAATACATCACGAATACCAACACGATTCTTAACAACTTGGAATTCGCCAGTGTCTGCATCTAAATAACCAATGTTTGTTGCATTGTCAATCGTACCACGGCGTGTACCTGCTGGTGCCATCCAAGGATAAGCGATAGTGTCATTACGTAAGAATGTACGTAACATCATATGACTTGCAGGAACAACAACTGATGCTCCAGTTAAGTCTGTAGCGATTCCGCTTGGATAGAAAATACCTAAATACTCATTACGTGTTACTAAACCATCTTCACCTGAACTTGTAGCAAGTGCTGTATTGTTTGCCCATGCTGTCAAGTTAGTTGCCTGATCATTCAATCGCAACGGAGTATCACCGATAATATAAGCAGTATTGTTACGCTCATTATTTAATGCAACCATTTCAGGTTGTAATTCAGGATATCCCGGTGCTGCAATAAGATTAAAGAATGTATCTTCTTCACGTATTGCCATATTAGTAGAGATACTTGCCTTCATTGCCTGCACAACCATGTTACGCTGTGCCTTACGACCCATGTATGCTGATCCGTCTGACTTTAGACCACTTGCTGTCATCCATGTATTTTTTACGACAGGTAAAGCACTGTCTGGGAATGATTTTGCAGTGAATACGTCTTTTCTAAATTGCTTAACATTATATCCTGAACGGCGCATGTTAAACAATAACATACCCTGTGGATATAAAGTAGCTTTAGGACAATCTAAGTCAGTATAATCGCTAAACAATAAAGATGCTATTGGGGGAATAGGATCATTTACTGGATCAGTATATCCATTACCTGCCCAACGTGCGTCTGCAAATAATATACCATTACTACTTGTTTGATCTGAATTGTCTAACTTTACCCACTGATCAACGTCATTTTCATTTTCCCAACGATATAATGCAGGATAGTTTTCTAAATCATTGCTATCTAACCATAGATCACCGTATACTAGTGCAGATTTTCCGTCACTTTGCATAGATGGTGCATCAGTTGCAATAATTGGACCATTAACGTCAGTGGTATTAGCAATACCTGCACTAGCTGTAACTGGATGACCATTTTGATCATATGCTACATTTCTATAACCTCTCCAAGTTCCATTTTGTTGAACCATAATGTCAGCTTGATCTATAACGCTATAGAACCAGTTTGATTTTTCTGCTGGATTAGCAAAAGGAGCACCTTCGTTGGCTACATAAGCTAATTTTTTCCAGTTAGATAGTGATGCATAGAATCCTAAGTTACATGCACCTGATACATAAGCAACAGATTTAATTGCAGTTGTTGCTCCGTCTAATGCTACAACTTCAACTACTAAATTATTAGTAGGACTTGTTCCTCCCAATTGTGTGCCTGTAATAGTAATTCTATCTCCAACATCGTAGCCAGTGCCACCATTTACTACATTAGTATCTGTTTGTGTTTTTTGTATATAATAATGTCTACCAATAGCTCCAATATTAAATATTGCACCTGTACCTGTACCAGTGGTACTTGATTGATTAGCTGATACATTTTGGTAGCGTGCAAAAAAGCCTTTATTAACTTTAGAATTAATTTCTGGTTTAAATCCAGCTGCTTCAATTAATGGTTGTACATTATTATTTGGATTAGTTAGTGGATTATTAGCTAAAATAATTTCACCGCCTTCGGTATGTGTAAGTACAATCTGCCCTGCACTATTTACTGCAACCTTTGTATAAGGTATAGATTGAACTTGCCATGCAGCTATGAAATGTGAAGCATTTGGACTAGCAACATTAGGTATCGTAACTGTATATGTTGATGAAACCGCGCTACTATTCGGTGTAGTAACAGAAACAACCATCGATGAGCCTGCGGCGAATGTTGGGTTGATTACAGTACCAGTAACAACTGTAGGTCCTGTTGCAATACGCTCATAGAAAATCATAGGTGAACCTGGGTTATCACCAGAAAACTCGTAACTAGCAAGTATTGTTCCTGCTGCAATATTCTTACCACCGGTTGGATCTAAGTTATAAATTGCTTCTGGTGGTGAGAAATATGTTAGTACTGGTTTCTTATTAAATACTCCAGAACCAATAGTAAATTTGCTTAGTGATAAATTTAATCCTCCACCTTGTACGCTTGTTTTAATCCATACAGAACCTGATGGTCTTGGATTGTCTTGACTTGCTCTCCAATAAGGTTGTTGTGCAGAAGTTCCATACCATACTACCGGTTGAAAATATTTATATGGAGCCATTTGTAAACCTAGCGTTGTCAAAATACCTGCACTACTACCAGGCTCATCAAGTTCTAGATAAGTATATGGATCCGGATCACTACTGAAAATTGCTAATCGTGAATTTACTATTCTTGCACTTATACGTCCTAACCCCATAGCATTTATTGTTTCTGCAATACTTGCTAGTGTGCCATCACCGGGTATAGTTACGGTCAATGTATATGTGTCAGAAACGTTAATTGTGAATTGCTTTCCGGCTATAGGTGCTGTGATTTGATAATCAGGTGATGATAATGCTGTTGGCATTAATTGTGTCCATTCAGTAGAACCTAATTTTACCCATTGATTGTCAACACTCTTATAAAAGTATTGACCTGCTAATAATGGATCAGCGTACTGATCATATATTGCATTAATAGCATAATCACCGATATTACCTAAAGTATTGTTTGGGAAACCATAAACTAAGTTTGCTGGATCAGTAATTACAATAGTTGACATATCAGTAAATTTACCAGTTGTTTGATTAAACTCGAAAATTCCCCAGTCACTACTAACTGTGTCTAACCAGTATGTTCCATCAATTGGATTTCCTGTAGGACGCTTGATTGTACCAACTAAACTTGCCATATCAACATTACAACGTAATACATATGCACGATTTGTAATACCCATTAATGAGTATGCTGCTAATAAACCGTATTCATTGAGTTCATAACCCTGAATAGGTGTACCATTAGTGGTCTTATAGAAGAACGGACTACCGTATAGATTAATAAGATCACGTTGACTTGTAATTTGATATAATTTATTAGCATTGCCTGATGTTGTAGCAGATGCGATTCCTGTTCCTGATCCATCTGCTTTGTTCTGTGCAGATGCAACTAAAATCAGGGGAACTGAATTAGAGGCCGCGGGTAAGTATTGACTTTGATCAATGATTGTTACTTGTACGCCTGGAGATACTAGTGCCATTTTTATTTTCCTTTATGTTATGATTTTGAGGGTTAACGCCCTATCCGTACATGTATTTAGTAAATATTTTAAGAAAAGTGGTATTGTAACTCTTCCCGAAGAGCCAACTAAATAATAATATGTCAAGGCCCATTTGTAATGTATGCAATAAAAACCCGTGCGCTGCTAACTATTACCGTAATGGCGTTAGACATTACCGTGCTAAATGTGAAGATTGTATTAGAAAGAATAAGAATATTAAACCCAAAACTCCTAGATGGCAGACATTAGGATATACTAAAAAATCATCCTGTGATATGTGTGGATTTCGTAGGGTGTATGATTCACAAATGCTAGTATTTCACATAGACGGAAATTTGAATAACAATGATCTATTCAACTTACGCACTATATGCTTGAATTGTGTTGAGGTCCTTAAGCGTAAGGACACTACATGGAAACAGGGTGATTTAGAGCCGGATTGATCACAATTCTAACATGTGCTTTACGCATGAATGTAATTCATCTATAGTGCCGTCATTGTGTATTTCGTGATCATACTTTAATCCAACACTACTGTATTCACTAGGGTGAATCCCTAATTTTTGAAGTTTATCTTTAGCTAGTGCCCAGCCAATATATTCGGGTCCTTTGTTTACTGCTATAGCATCATCATACCATGTGGGCTTTTCTCCCCTATGTACTCTGATTGTAGTGCCACCAAGTTGTTTGATTGCATTAATTTCATTAGGAAATCTAGTGTCTGTTATGACGATATCATCTTTTGTTTGGCGTAGTTTATTTTCTAGACTGGCTACCCAAATATCATTGTGAAAGGCCTGCCTACCAACTTCAGTTCCCCATTGCTGTAATACAATTCTAGGAGTTATTTCCATTTTTAATCTATTAGACCACCAGTCATCACGTTGTTCACGCCATTCCCTACTATATCTAGAAGTGCCTTCAAGCAATTCACGATCCCAGCCAAAAACATGCGATACTGCATCCTTTAATGCCCCCGCCCAAGATTCTTTTTTGAATCCATGATGTGTAATGAGATAGTTGGCAACTGTATCCTTGCCTGAGGCTATGAAACCGGTAACGCTAATGATCATGTTTTCTCCATGTAATATAACTATTATATTACAAAAAGTAAATCTTTGATATATTTTAGGTTAACCAATGACCCATGTTAGAGGTTGTGAAAAATCAACATAGCGTTTCAAGTCTTCCAACAATTGATCTTGTAATGCTTTGCCTTCAGCTTTTAATGCGGAACCGTTTAATGTTGTTCCTCCACCTGGGCCTGCAATACTTGCAAATTTTTCACGGGCTTCACCTAATGTCATTTTAACTGTTGCTAATACCCAGTCTCCTATCCATACTCCAGATCCGGGATCACGTAATAGTATTTCTTCAGACTTTTGAGTGTCTGCCCAAACTAACATTTTTTCTCCACTAGCTTTAGGATCACGAACCATACGCAATTGTTTTGTTACTGGATTAAAAGTGAATATAACATAACCACCAAACATACGTGCTGCCAATTCAACATATTGAGCGTAGAAATCGTATGTGGCTAAGCCACCGGAATAGTTATAGTTAAGAAGATAGGTGTTTAGAATTGCACTTGAAAATGGATCAAAACTACTTGCTGCAGGGCCTGTTTCTAGCCCCACTGTTCTACGAAACACTTGACGTACATTAATAAATTCTTCCGGAAGAATATAAGCATCCTGATGCTCCGAAATAGTCATTAACGTGTAGCTTTCCTCTGTTGAGTTTTGAGCACGTTGACGGTAAACTTTAATAGCATACTTATATGCTGCTTCAAAGTGTTCAGGATCTAATTCAACATCTACCATGCCGTCGCCTAAACGGAAACGAATGTTTTGAAATAATTCTTCTTTAAGTTGTTGTAAAGTATTCGCTGCTACCATTGTGTTCTCCAGATAGTGTATTTATCTGGAGAACCTTACATATCAAGCAAACTCAAATAAACCAGTATCCAACATATTAGCAGTACCTAATATTTTTTTCATTCCTGAATTAGGTATTCGTAGTGCATAGCTTTTACCTGTTCCGGATGATCCGGGCTTGTGCTCTAATACACCATATTGCCCACCTGATATAGTCTGTCCTGTTATAATCTTACCCTGTTTGGCAAGCTGGGAGCGACAATCTTCGTATGCTTCCTCAAAATGTTTTTGTATTTCAGGGTGAGATAAATCTACGATCTTACCAGTAGAAATCGTACCAGAATTAATTTCATCAGATTTAATATCTACACGATATTGACTTTGGAGTTTTTCTTTAAATGGAGTTTGATTCCATGATGTGTTAATTATGCTGTCATACGTCATGGTACCTATTGTATGATTAGAATTAGTATCAGATGATCTGGTTTTAATTTCAACACCAATACTAGGTAAGTCAACTATTCCTGTACTATCTACAGG